TTACCCTCATCATCTACTAGTGCAAGAACAAGGTCTGCAGAAAAGTTTTCAGCTGCAGTAGAGTCTTCCATAAACAATGAACGAGCTTCTTCAAATTTATGACCAATAACAGAAGATATAGTAACATCAACATTACCAGAAGTTTCTAAAATTTTATCTGTTTCTGCACTGTCTGAAATTTTTATCTTTTCACCTATTGAAAATGTTCCAATGACATTTGTTAACTGTAATGTTGAAATTCCAGCACCAACATTATGTCGTAGATAAACAAATCCAGTTGCACCAGATGTAGCACCTGTTACTTGTGCTCCAACATTAACAGCATCGGATGCTGCACTTAATTGTAGAAACGTAAGCATTCTTACATCAAAAAGAAAAGATTTATATATTGCGTCTGTGTTACCTTGTGTACCAGAACTGAACTCAAATGCTCGAGCTCGACATACACCAATTCGATATCCACGAGTCGTTGCAACTCCATCTACACCAATAGAACTTGTGGCATCACCTCTTGTTGTAGTAAAATCTGTAAATATACCTATCTCTTTATATGGTGTGGTTTCTCCAGTAATATTTCCTATATCTGGTTGGTTATATACATTCGTTATGTTTGCAAAATTGCCTATATTAAATGTAGACACACCACCATTTACTGTAGCAAATGCTCTTGCTTTAGGTAATGTTATATTTGTTGGAGCAATTTTTTCTACTTCATAACCTTTAATATAAGCCTTACCTGTAGATACTTGCAGATTTAATAAGTTTTCCGATGCAAGAACATTATCATCAGTTATAACATTTGAACCTGCGGCAACACCATAAGCCCCTTTGAAAGTTATATTTTTATAATCATTGTCAATTTGCTCTTGTATTTTGAATGTAAATGGTTTAGTTGTAAAATCACCCGCTTGATCATATGTTCTACGAGCAAGTTCATTACCTATAACGGAATATTCGCTGTTGATTGCCATTTTAACAACAGTACCATTACGAATTTGTATAAGTTCGATAAAATTATTTGGTATTTGTGCATTTAAAGGAATTTTTTTAAGTCTAAGTCTTAACCTTAATCTATGAGCACCCTTTGCTGCATAATTTGGTGAACCAGTTGAATTATCAGTTAAAGATATGTCTTCTTCTGGAGTTTCTAATTTTTCTAATACTACAAAACCAACGCGTGCACTAAATTTATTACTATTTGGACTTAATACTAAAGTTTGCTTTGCACACCTTACAAATTGTCCACGAACAAAATATACACCAGACTCTACTGATACTGCAGAGCCTATTTGTACACAACTTTCATTGGCGTTTGCATTAATAGCAGCCTGTAAAGAAGCAACACCAGAACCATAATTAGATGTGTGTTGTGTTTCTATGTTGGCGCTGATGTTCTCGCCATTAATAAATACTACGCTTTCACCATCAGTACCAGCCTTAACAATGTCTCCAAATAAGTATGGTTCAGTATATGCAGTAGCTTCTTGACGGCCATAGATTTTTCCTTGAACACCACTAGTTTCTCCTGTAAGAACAATAGGAGTAGTAAAATTTAAATATTGATCTAATCTTACTTGTTCACCTGCAAATGTTGGAGAAATTCTTAAAGAATAATATGAATCTGAATAAGAAACTTGGCCTGGAATTACAACAGCACCCTCTTTAAACAGATGTGAACCAAGCCTTTCAATTTGATTTTGTAGAATAGATTGTAAAGTTGTTAGCTCTCTAGCCTGAATTGCAAACCCTGGCCTAAATAAAACTTTATGCATATCTTTTCTTGGATCGTAATCATCAAAGTAGGGTGCTATATTTAAATTTGTGGTTTGTGCCATATTTTAAAACTCTATTATAATTTTGATATCTTCAGTTTGATCTGAAGCACGTTGAATTGGTTTTCTATTTTCTAAGTAGATAATATTACCGCTATCGGCCGCAAGTTCTGGTGTTGCATATCCAGAAGTTAAAGTAACAGTATTATTATTTACCAAAGTTAAACTTTCACTAGTTCCAGTTGTTGTACCAGTTGCACCAGAGGTTGCACCAGTTATTGTATTTGTACCACTGAAGGCGACATACCCACCAGTTGTTGCACTTGTACCAAAGCCCTTGTAGCTTTCTTGCTGATAGTAAAGTAATGACAGGATATTATCCCACTCTACAACTTTACCAACTGCTCCAGTTGATGCTTGAGTAATTACTTCATCGGCTTCAAATGTTCCACTGTTTGTGTCTAGTCTTACAACATAAGTTTGTCTACGAGTTGTTGCTGAAGCAACAGTTGTTGTTCCAAAATTAGTTGGATCAACAACTAAACCGACTGATCTAAAATCATTAGCAGTAGTAAAGTCGTCACCCTCTGCTTGAGTAAGTGTTACAGCAGCCATAACATAGTGACCACCAAGTTCTCCAACTGCATCAAAACCATGTCCACCTTTAGGACTAATTATAACACTAATGGCTCCACCAGAACCAGAACCTATAGAAGAAGCAGAAGTTAATGCAGTATCTGAAAATGTAAAACCAGCACCAAGATTAACATATCCAAATGTATATGCTGCCCCAGCAGCATTTAATGTTGTATCAGTACCAGCAGATAAACCAAAAGATGCAATAATGCCCCCAGTGATAGTAATACGAACAACAGCACCAGAAGAAGTTCCTTGGCTTGTACCATCCCCATAAATCGCTGCATAGTATGTTCCGTCTGTGTAACTAGAACCACCAGTAATAATAAGAGATTCTATTTTACCACCTACAGCTGCACCGCTTACAGTTGAATCTGTTTTGACAGGTATAAAATCACTAGTCCCATATTTTGCAAAATCCGAAGTAGATATTGCGTACATATATTTAAGGACATATCCACCCAAGGTAAATGGAGAATTTGATGTTGATGTTGGTTCTGCGCCACTATATGCAGCTCCAGCATTATTATCTAAAACTTTGTATACTCTATAATCAGATGTTACAAAATAAAATGTTGAATCATATAAATTAGAAGAACCAGAAGTGCTAGTATTTGATGCACTTACATCATGTCCATACATATCGTAGATAGTTCCATTAGCCCAATTCCTACGAGGAATTGAATACTGAATATCAGTTGAATTAATAATTTTTGCACCCAACATTGAGTCCCAAGCAAAAGCTTCTTCTTTTACACTATCTGCAGGAGTGGGTGGAGAACTATCTGTCCCACCAGTTGTAGAGCTTGTAAACCCTGTTGCTTTTCCTAAAAACAAATAGTATGCTGAAGCAGCTGCTTCTGAAAACGACTCAACAAATTGGTCTGCGTTGTGTTGTCTAAATTTTTCTGTAATGATTGCCGACATTTTTTTACACCTTTATTCTATTTATACAAATTGTTCTAGTAGGTTATACCAGTAGCACCTTCTAAATCAAAGTTTTCTCCAGCATTAGTGGAAGAACCACTTGTGCTGTTTAAAACGAGATACCCATGAGTATCGTCCGTTGAGTCCTCTAATGCTATATCTCCAGTATCCCTTACAGATACTTCTGCTGACCTCACATTACCTTTTGTAATTACCTTAGTACTATTTAGTCTATAATTAGCAGCAGGTATTTGGCCTTCGTTAGTAAATACTCTGTGTTCTTCAAGAAGAATTTTATGATCAGTTGGAGCTCCATCAAAGAACTCTTCTAAATCTAATTTATCTCCAGCGTTACTTGCAATACTATCTGTACCATCCAACACAATCACACCCTGTAAATTAACATCATCTTCTAATTTAATATTAAAGGCCTCGATCAACCCATCAAATATATTTTCAAGTACAATGTCACCAGCCTCAACATCAGCTTCTAATGTAAGTGCTGAAACATTTGATAATGTAGAAAAGTCTTCAACTATTAAAGTACCAGATTGTTCTAAGGTAAATCTGTTCCTCTTTGAAGTTTCTTGTAATAAATGAAACCCAGCATTAGCACCCTCATCAGTTGTTCGATCAAGAAGTATTTGACCAAAATCTTCCATAGTTATATTATCATCATCTGCACCGCCACCCCAATTTTCTTCATCAGGAGTTAGTCCTTGAATTTCAAACTTTTCTACAGTACGAATTTGTTCAAAAGTTAAAGAGGATATATCTGACAAAGGTATTGTTTCATCATTATCTAAAGTATCAAGTAATAATTTATTCCCATCAGATACATGATATCCTGTGGAGAATGCATATCTAGAACCTTCTAGTTGCAATTTTCCATCATCTTCAAATAGTATAGCAAATGTTTCACTTTCTCTACCTAGGCTTGGGTCTTCTATTTTTAAGAAGAAACCAGTTTCAAGAATAAGTCCTTCGCCAGCATTAGTTCCTAATGCATCAGTACCATCTAATATGATGTTATCAATTTCTGAATCACGTTCTAATTCCATAAACGAATTTCCTTCAGCAAAAGGAATTTCTCCATCCATTAATATATTATCAACAAGATTGCCAGAACCAGTTTCAAGTGTAATACCACAAGGTTCAGCACCAAAAGGAGATTCTGCTAGATAAAGAAGAATATTTCTTTCAAATCTTGGAAGTGGTCTAGATTCTATTTTAATAAATTTTTGTGTAACTAAACTTCTATCAGAATTTCCAGAGGAAGCATGAGAAGTCTCTGCCATAATACGACCACCACCATCACCAGTACCACTCGTAATATCGTCTGTATAAGTGATAGCAGAAACTTCATATAAGAAAGCTCCATCACCTGCAGTAGTTAATCCATTTTCTAGATCAAGTCCATCTCCATCTTCAAAGAGTAAGTTTGATCCAACATCTGTAGATGCAGCGCTGGCATCAAGTATAAGATTTTCGCCAGGCAGAACGCCAGTCTCTTGTACAATCCTATCATCTCTACTTCCAATTGGAACTTGGCCATCAGCAGTAATAGTTGATGGAACTTGTAATCTACTTTGTAGAACCTGACTGAATATTGTTTCAAGAACAGAACCAAGTATTGGTGAGAATGTTTTTGTATCACCCTCATAACCAGATACTCCAGCTGCGGTATTGGTGACTGCAGCAGAAACCAGTGTTGCAATTGAAACCTTACCAAATGGCCTAAATCCAGCTGGGTGAACAGCCTTCTTTAACTCATCAAAGTAAGTTAATAAAGATTGGCCTACTACAACCTCATAAGAATAATCTTGATAATAATAAGAGTCTTGAAGTCTAATTAAATCTTCACCAATAATATTATTAATACCACGATATGAAGCAGTTTTTTCTGAAATAGCTGAAACACTTGAAGCACCTTGAGCTTTATTAATATATGCAACAGTTCCTGAAGCTCCGCTAGAATCTGTAATCGTAATACCATCTGCAAACACTAAAGTTTCTTCTAATACTAATTCATCACCAATATCAACTCCACTAGCAGTAGCATCTAAAATAATATTTCCATCACCAGTTTCATCATCCAACAAGAAACCATCTCTTGCATCTGAGCTCGATGCATCTGTTGCATCTAAAATTAGAGTGTTACCAAAATCTTCATTTGCAACCAATGAACCAGCATCTGAACCATCAGCATCAGTACCATCTAAAACAATAAATCCTACATTTCGTTCTCGAAGATTATCTATTAATAAAAATCCATTTTCATTAGCTACTGTCTTAGGGAAGAAATATGGAACTGGTGGTGAAAAACGCCGAAGAGGCAAACCGTTACCATATAATATAGCTGAGGCTTCTCTGGCTAATGGTATTAACTGTTTTTGCACAGGTCTTATCATATCTTTAGCTGGTGGAGTAGTCCTAATTCCCTTTTCAAAATTATGCCATTCACCACCTGTGCCACACCAATCCCAAAAGTCTATCGGTGGCATGTATGATTCATCCATAAAGTAAGTGGGTTCATAATTTTGATTTATAAAATTTTGATATCCTTCATATGTATCTGTAGCATTCAAACTTTGTGATCTGTACCAAAGTGACAAAAACTGAGCATCCGTGGGCCCTTGAGGGCGATTGGTAAGTATACTTTTTTCAAAATTTACTTTTTCTGTAGCATCAATATAATCACGACCATCTTCCATAATAAGTTGGTCTGTTGCTTTGTCTCCCTCACCCTCAGCAATTGTTCTATCTTGCGAACCATTTTCTAATATTAAACCATACTCTTCTTTATCTAATGCATTAAACCTTATAGAATCTCCTGCACCTATAATAGTTTTGGCTTTTCTTTTTACTGTTATAACTCCACCCATAGCATCAAAATTGGGAGAATAATAATAATATTTACCACCAGCTGGAGCTGATCCAAGGGGAATAGTTATTTTTAAGTATGCACCAGTATATCCTTGTTGTATAGCATATATATCATCTGCATTCCAAATTTCATCTGCAGCAAAAAGATTTCTGTCTGCTAAACCTTGAGGTGTAAATAATTCAAAGGGACTTGGCGGTGTTGCTAAACTATACTTACTACTATCCCAAATATATGAGGGGGCCAATTCACCTTCTTGCATAACAATAGCCATAGGAGAATTTCTTTTAGGAGCCCATGATGTTGTATCGTTATTACCTATCCCAATAGGAATTATATCAACCAAACCATCTACATTATAGTTTTGGGTAGTAAGAACAATTTTTGCGTCAGATATGTTTGTGAATCTTGCGGCAGCTGTACCATCAGCATTACGACCATCTTGTGTTAAGGATAATGCAAAACTTTTTTGTAGAAAACGAACAGGTTGGCCTTTTTGAAGCCCATAAAGAGATGGATGAGATAGGTCAAAATAATATTCAGTTCCTTCGTACATTACAAAGTTTTTTTGACTTTTACCATCTAAATAAAATGCCCATGCTGATGAAGCTTCATTCCACTCTGCAGTAACTTTAATTGTTACTCTATCATTAGCAATCCCAAACCCACTAAATTGGAAACTAAATGGGTTTGATTGAACTTCATATGGATCAATAATATCTGTACTGTCCATAACAATCCTGTCTTCTGTAACAGTTTCAACAATACTATGTCTTAGCTCAGTTGGAGTTTTTTTGATAAATCCAGTAGGTATAAGTTCTTGTTCATCTTCTAAAAGAAATCCAACTGGTGTTAAAAGTTCTGTTCCCAGTTCAAGTTGAATGCCCTCATTAAATGTTCCAGTTTGTTCTTGAACTATTTTTTGGGTATTATCAAATTCTTTTAATATTAATTCATTAGTTGTTGTATCCCAAGCAATAACTGTACCGACATGAGAAGTTAAAGAATTATTTGCCCCAAATGTACCAGTTACATCTTTAAGTAAAAAATGTGCTCTAAAATTAACATCAGGGGGGTTTGTATTACTATATCTAAATCCGTTATTATTAATTTTTACGCTTTGTATTTTTCCAATATCGTGAGGTGTTGCAAAAACAGCTGCACCTGAGCCACCAACACTTGTTATTGAAAGTGTTGGTAATTTACTATAACCAGCATTTATTTTTTCTTTAACGTCTACTCTTATACTTTGGATTGAACCTCTTTCAGAGGTCACGCCTAAATTTTCAAATGTATCATATTCTAATACTATTTTATTTCTTGTAAATTGATCTACTAAATCTGGAATACCTATCGTATCATTAGTTTCAATTTTATATCCAGAGTCAGAACCACCAACAGCTGTAGTTCCAGTACCAGTAACTCCACCTACTATATCTGTTCTATCTAAAATTATATGATTAACTTGAGCTTGTCTAATTGTAATTTTTATTCCTGCAAGTAGTACAGCATTAAATGTAATGTTAGTACCAGATGTAGTCCAGTTAGTAAATGCAATATCACGGCTAGTTTTAAATGTAGTTGCGGGTATACTAACATCATTTAAAAAAACTAATATTTCATCAGTGTCGGTATTAATATTTGAACCTATTGCATATGTTGTAGAAGTTCCATTAGAAACAATTCTATCTTCTTTAACTTCTTCAAGTATAATATTAAAAGATATTTCAGTGCTTCGTGTGCCACTTTCCATAACAATGCTGTTACTATCAGTAGTAGATTCATAAAAAGCAACTGTAGCAGTTTCTTGTTCTATTCCACCACCAACCATAGCAACCGCACCAGTTGCTGGCTCTGCTTTACTATCTACAGCATTAGAAGTAAATGTAACAACATCACCAACAGCATAGTCTGTTCCTGAATCATCAACTATAACTGAACCAACCCTGCCGAGTAAAACTTCGTCAACAACAACTTCTGCAAAATCATTACCAAGAATTTCTAAATCAACAACTTCATCTTTAGAGTAAAGAGTGCCACCTCTTCTATTTTCAATGTTGATTTCAGAAATAATACCAAAAACAGTGAATTTTACTAAACGATTACTTGTACTTGATACAGCAGAAACAATTTCAGAATCATCGAATGTACCAGTTATATTAGCTATTTCAAACTCTGTTACCGAATCATTAAACTCATCTTTAGTTTGTTGAGATACTAATGAACTAACAACTGTTGCTGTGGCACCAGAAGTTTCTCCAGTTATGATTTGGTTTACAACCTCTTCTCCAGTAACATTAGAAAAAGCTAAAACTCTTAAAACAGTTTCACCCTCCCATCTACCACTAGAAGCTTTCATCATATATTGATTTGGATAGAATATATCTGCAGTTTCACCTAGTAACATTCGCATAAAAAGTTTGTGGCCTTCAGAAGTACCTTTGGCTGCATATAAATCTTTTATATTTTTAAGTAAATCTCTCTGTGATACTCCAGAAGCTAAATCGCTTGGAATATCAGTCATAAATGAATCTTTCATTTTATCTAAGAAATCGTATATTGTATTATCTACATCAGCATAATCCAACATTTGTTGAATATTCTGAACTGGATTTCCTCTGTACTCCACGACTGTACCAGTTGAACCAGAAGTTCCACCAGTAATAAGTTCACCTGTAATAAATTTTTGTTGAGAAGTAACAAAAAGCTTTGAGTTTCTAGAATTATCTACGAGTACTTGTGCTGCAGCATTAGAAGTTTCACCAGTAATAGTTTCATTTTCTATAAAATATCCTGTAGTTCCAGCTCCAATTTCAGTAACAATTCTATCGCCATCATCTTCATCTAAAACATAAGAAGGACTAGCTGTCTCTAATACTACATAGTCAGTAGTAGTTGAAATAGTAAGTTCACCAGCTTCCAAAAATTTATAATAGTCTTTCAAAAACTCTACAAATATTGGGTGATCTGATTGAACAAAATCTGGAACTTGCCCCTCAATTAAAGGAGATAGTTTATTGTTCAATATAGATTTATCGTCTAGTGCCATTTTTTAATAACCTGATGAAGAAGATGAACTTGAGGAACTTGAAGAACTTGAAGAACTTGAAGAACTTGAAGAACTTGAAGAACTCGAGCCTGAAGCTGCTGAAGAACTCCCTGCTGATGAGGATGCTGTCGAAACTGTGGTTGTGCTTCCAGCTGCAGTAATTGTAGTTGTATACCCCAGGCCTGTTGATGTTATTGCATCCACCGAAGCAGTGATAGTAGTATTAGCTAAATCTAGTTCTAATATCTGATTTCTAACAGGAACTATATCGTATGAATCTGGTATTACATTTACTCTAACTTTTGTAGATGCAACTCCGTCTACATTTGAAACACTTAAAAAATTCATAGGATATAAACTTAACACACCAGTATGATAATCAATCGTTCCTGCCCTGTTTGAAGTATAAACTCTATTCAGTAAAGAAAGATAATACAATCTAATATTACCATCACCATCATCATCTAAAAAATACTCTCTACTAATCCCATCACCTAAAGTAAAAGAAGTATCTGCGGTCAAATAAAATCCACTTGATGACACAACACCTCCAGCATTACGATTATGTCCGCCGTGAGGGTGGTATATTTTATTAGAATAATTTAAAGTATAAGAATTTTGAGTTGAAAGTTGTGGAATAAATGATTTACTAATACTAACAGTTGCTGTACTATTCAATATTGAGGTATCTGAATTGTCTATTAGTGACGTTACTAATGAATGTCTAAATGGTTCATTAAAAGTTTGTAATGTATTATTATTATAATTTGTTAGAGCTGTTAAAATATTAGTTTGTAATTCTGTAGGTGACAAAGTTGTAGCATTTTTATTATATTGGGAAGTAACATTTAAAATAATATTTGTAGTTTCAGCATCAACAATTACAGGAGTAATAGATGCTACTTTATATGGAGCTAAAGCACGAACAAGATTTGATTTTTGAACTGAAGTTAAATTTTCCCCTGTAGTAGATTTTACTGATATAAAAACCTTTCCATATTCGGGTATAGATGAAACTCCTAAGCTTGGATCATAGCTTCCATCTTCACCACCCCATACTGATACTGCTTGAGTGTTTGAAAATAATCTTTTAACAAATACTTTATAATCCTCTAAAGTTACTGCTCGACCCTGAGCAGAATAATTAAGTGGTGCTTTAAATTTTATTGAATTAATTGATTCTGGTTCTGCACCACCACGTGCTCTACTTGCAGTTTGGACGCTAATTGCTGTTGCCCCGCCAATAGAAGATGGTGAAGTAAATGATGAAACACCATTTGTTGCAGTTTTATTTGTAACAACATATTTTAATGTTACAATATTTCCGTCAACTAAAGCTTTACTTACTATACCATCACCAAAGTATATTTCAAATAATCCAGCTTCAGCTTCTTGACAAAAATAAACAGCACTAGAACTTGTTAATTGCGTAATGTCCGTGGCCTTAATAAAGGCCACTGTTTGGGTATCTGAAGCAGAAGTTTGAACTTGTACTGTGAGTGTATTAATATCTGAACGATTGTCCGTCAATACAAATCTTTGATCTTGAGCTGAGGTATCAACAGTATATGTTGATGTAACATAAGTTCCTTCATACACAGGAGTATTTATAAAAGAAACAGTACCACCAGAATTAGCAGCAGTAATATCTGATATTGTAACAAATGAATAGCTTTGAGAATTTGCTGTAGTGGAAAATTTAGTCCCTGCAGGCATAGTCAATGTATCATTATTAGTTGTAGCAAACACATTTAATGAGGCAGTCGGAGCTCTTGCTGAAGACACTTCATAACCTAACATTTTTGCATGAGATACTACACTTGATCTTAGTGCCGCAGAATCTAAAAACATTTCATTTGCAGCCATGTTTGCATTAAACGCAAGATAGTGAGTATTGTATGCAAGAGTATCAAGAAGAACACTCATACCAGAACCTTCAAAATCATAATCTTTGAATTTTGATTGTGCTTTTAGAAATATTTTTAAATTATCTTTTATATCGTCAAAGTCTAATTCTGTTACTTGTAGTTTTGCCATTATCGTAATCTCTCTAAGAATAGTGTTAATTCAACTAGTTCAGTAGGAGCATTTACAACATAAAACTCTACAGACACATCATAAGAATTTTTGTCATAATTTGGAATTGATCTAACCCCAACAAGCCTAGCTCTTGGTTCAAAATTTTCAATTACATTTTGTACTTGTCTTGCAAGAATTGCTGCTGTAACTGGATTCATAAGTTCAAACAACATATCTCTAACGCCAGAAGAAATTTCTGGATGAAAAGGTTTCTCATAAGTATTTAACAAAATTAAATTACGAATAGACCTTTTGACCGCCTGTATATCTGTCACTTCACTCACATCACGATCAGAAGATTTTTTTCCAAAGAATAAGTCTAAGTCTACATACTGCCTGACACTACGATCTGATCCGTTGTTTAATTGTGCGTCATAAATTGACATTTATATAGACTCCTAATTTATATTTATTTATAAGACTTGTGCCTGTGGTTATGTGCCTGTATAATACCCTAATTTCTTTAAAGTTGGTTTTGCCCAGCTATACTGACCCTTCCAGCTTCCAGACGGCCCCCATTGTGCTTTTTTTGAACGAATATCACAATGAATAAATGTTCCCCCACCTCTAGCGGGAAAATATAATCCGATGCCATTGATACCACGACCTACAGCAATTTCAATAAATTCTAAAACTTCTTTTTTTGTTTTATTTCTCATACGAATATCTACAGCATTTCCCAGAACGTGTTGAGATTTTTTAGCACCACCCACTTTTTGATTGTAAGATTGAGAACGAAGTCCACTTGTAATTGTTAGAGGATAACCAAGATCATCAGCCATACTTTCTAATATTCTTATGAGGTTGGGTTTGACACTAGAGTCAACGTGAGATAACCAAACTAGTTTTGGGTCACCACTTTCTAAAAACTTTTCAGCTCTACTTTCTTTAACTTCATCAGTAAGTTCTACTTCAGAATTAAAAGTTTCTGATTTGTCTGGTAACTCTAAATACCTTCTATTTGGTTCTGTAGCGCCAGTTTGAACAGGTGTTCCACTTAAACCCCCATCTCCTGTTTCTAAAGCTTCATTTTCATCGGGATCACTTACTTCTATAAAAGTTTTTCCTGTAGGATCACTAAGATCAGGTGCTTGTTTTTCAAGAGCTCTACCCTCAATAATTGCTTGAGCTTCGCCCGCAGACATGCCACTTCCAGTTATACCTAGTTCTTCTTCAGCTGTAGCTACAAGGTCTGTATCTCTTGTCAGTAGAATTGGAATTGGATAATCACCTTCAGCATTTGGAGCATAACCACCTGTTCCGCCTTCTTCAGTTCTGTCAACACCTTGAGCATCTACCAACTCTTCATCTTCTACGATATTTTCACCTTTATCAATTACTTTAGTAATATCGGTAACCTTTAATTCAGATGCATCAACAGTTGGTGCTGCAGTACCAATAAAGACTGATGTAGAACCAGCTTCAATTTTATCTGTTCCTGCTGAGTTAACATCAAAGTGACCACCAGTACCAGCATCACCAGTATCCGCTGGGTCATCAACACGAGCTGCACCCTTATCACCCTCATTAATATTAACTATTGGTGCATTGATTAAAATTGAACCACTAGGTGCACCTAAAGTAGAACCAACAGCACATATCTCTGTTTTTAGACCAAGTATAGAACGATCTAATGTAGTACCAAACCTTTCTGTAACAGCTCCTGTAATAGAACGATCTATTGTTGCACCATAAGTATCTGTAACAGCACCAACAATAATATTATCAAAAGTATTATTGTATACACTAGACACAGCTCCTATTGCTGTGGTTATAAGCTTACTCTCGTATAGTTGTGTAGTATCACCTTGAACAATAGTATTAAAGTCTTTTACAACTTCAATATTCAAATCACCTTCTACTTTAATATTCCAATCTTCTTTGACTAAAGTATTACAAGTACCTTCAACTGTTAGGTTTGCTTCACCCTTTACATTAATATAATTTGAGCCTGCTATTAATTCATAATTATCTCCGACAACATGAGTAACTCTATTACCACCACCATCAACTTCATAGTATGTTCCTGTTCTGTGATACTCATGTATGCGTTCTTCAAATTCTGTATCATCGTATTCTCTTATGTGGCCAGACTCAGATTCAAAGACATGATTAAATGGATACTTTGTAAATTCAGCATACTTAGGTATACCCCAAGATCGGCCCCTAGTTGTTTCAACAGATTCAAAACTTTCATGTAAGTCTTTTTTTTCTGTTAACATATTGTGTTGGAAATCAACATCATTTCTTGCAAGACGATTTACATCACTCTCGCCCAGATCATGGCCAGACTTTTCATTTGGATATTGCGGATATTTTTTATTAGGATCAGTAAACCCTTTTTCATCACCTTCGCGATATTTCTTTATAGCTTCTACAGACTTATCGTCACCAATATCATCTGGAACTTGAGAATAGCCAGGCAGTGTACCCATAACAATAGGTTGCTGCTTATCTTGTACATCACGAAAGAACCCTACAACCCAAGTGCCCTCTACCATGAATGCTGGAGTATTACCCATGCCTTGCATAGATGGATCATGTATAGGATGCATAACATGAGCCCACGGCAAAGCGTCCGTAGGTATTTCATTTTTATCTTCTGTATGCAGACCAAGACAACGTACACGAACCCTACCCAACTTAGCAGGATCATTACGGTCTTCTACAACACCAGTGAACCAGACGAAACCGTCTAGTCCCATAAAATAATTATCATCCATATGAATAGACTCCTTACAAAGTTATTTATAAGGAGCCACAGGTATTGGCCTCCACTAGAGGATTCGAACCTCTGGCCTAGTGCTTAGAAGGCACTTGCTCTATCCAGCTGAGCTAAGTGGAGATGGTGCCTGTCGAGAGACTCGAACTCCCGACCTACTGATTACAAATCAGTTGCTCTACCAGCTGAGCTAGACAGGCAAAATATTATTTAAATTACTATAGGACTATCAGCCCCCATTAGAGTGGCCTCATTACTTTATGTATTACCCATCTTCATTTAAATTAAAATGTACCTTTCTAACTTATACTAATAAGATAACACAATTAGTTAGTAGTGTCAAGTGCTAATTTGCTGATCATGGTTTTTACCCTGCGTTGGCTCCACATCATTCAACCATTGTTGAATTGAAATGAACGAACCCCCATCTGGGCCAGAATATCCACCATACCAATCGCCTGGGCGGACGCGTATTTGAGAATAAGCTTTATCGCACTGACCATTACCATCATCTACTAATCCCTGTTCTAGAGTTATTTGAGATTTTCCAGAATGGTTCATATGCATACCACTTATATAAACTTCAATACTGTCAACATCTTTGTGCATGTGTTCTGGTATTTGAACATTAGGTTGACAGATGAATAGCTCAACTTGCCATGGGCCTTTTCTATACAAAACAATACCACTTATACCTTCTATAAACATATAGCCATTTTTAAGTGGGTTATGTATTCTATTGACTCTTTTAGAGCTTAAATACCATTCTGCAAAATCAACTACAGTTTGCTCATGCATAACTGCATACATTGCATCTTTTACTTGTTCCATTTATTTTACACCTATGTTTCCAGCAAT